TCTGGGTGGCCATCTTTTGCTCTGGCCCAGTGTCTACTAACTTTATGGCCTCCTCTGCCCTTTTTGGGGCCCACCGTACCATCGTATCCTTTGGTGCGTACTCCAAAGGCATCACACCCCCCTCAACCTCTATAATTGCCTGTTTCGCATAGGGGTTCACCGGGTCATATATCCTACTCACCCTATTTAACTCATCCACCTCCACGGCAACATAGTGGGGGAAGGCCTTTTTGGGATCAGTTACCCCCTTAGGTAAGTACTCAGTGAACATCACTCGGGCTCTTCGCCCCTGCCCCTCCAATACCTCCACAATATTATCCGCCACGGGCCCACACGGGCCCAGGCCAGACCAGTCCGTAAACAACTTCCCTTGCTTTTGCATATTAGCCCCCCATGCCTTGGCCTTTCCAGTGTCAAATGGGGGGGTTACAGGCACAAACCGTTGTTTTGGATCAACATAAGGTGCATTCAGGCTCTTAGGCCGTTTCTTGGGGGGCTTCGGAACCCCAGGTTTCCTACTCCGTTTAGGCTTTTCGGGGATAGTCGTGCCCCTTTTTATCTCTATCTTATTCTCCTTAAAATAATCCCCTACCCTAGTACTCCCCTTTGGTAGCCACTCTTTTTTTATCGGCGTCCAATGGTGCCTACAATTCCACCCCCCACGGTACGTCATAGCTGGGCCCCGTTTGCCGTCCCACCACATGTCATTCCAGCTCTCGATTTCTTTTTTCGTGAAAACCTTCCCGGCACGATCTATGCAGAAGGGGCGTGAGGTCCGCATTATATTCCCCACATAGAGGAAACTTTTTAGCCCGGCCTGGTTGGCTTTATTCATCGTGACGGCCTGGTGGAAGTTCATAATAGCATCATTAGCCCATAACTTGGCGTACCGTGCCATATTATTCCCCCGTTTATCTAACCCCGTCCCTAACACGGCCGCCATCTCAGCCACCAAACCCCCAAATGTACCATTCGCCACCACATGGTCATACATTGCCGTCGCAATCTGCTCCCGGGCCCCATCCCCAAACCGCCTAAACTCCTCTAGGCTTTGCTTTTTCAGGGTGTCCATGACGGTATAATCAACACCCGTAAACTCAATAGCATCATCCAAATCAGGCCAATTATCCTTTATAGCCTGGGCTACATCATCAAACCCGTCCATGGCCTGGTGGAGCCCCGTGCCATACATCTCCTCGAAGTATTTAACCAAGTCTTGGTGCACCTTTTGGGCTTGCTTCAAATTTACCCGTGGCCCCACCAATTCCCCATTCTTACTAGTCTCCAGGGCTTTCATGGAGGACATAATACGCTGTTCTAGCCGTTTTATGCTCCTTCCCACCACTGTTTGTGCATTGCCAATAGCAGCATCCAAAACCTCACCCACCCTCTCCGCCCCTTTTATTATATTATTTGGTGTCGTCATAGAGGGTGTCCCCCCTGTCCTGAGGCCTACAAGTGCCCCATTTTATTGTTTCTTGGATTAATTTTTCCCACCCTCACCCAATATGTCAGCAACTAGGCCCAATATTGCCTCACACTCATCCTTCCTAGCCATACTGACTAGTAATTCAATTTTATCCTTTTTGTGCACACTAGCACACTGGTTCTTCGTATGCTCCATTAACCGCTGCTTAATTGCCACGTTTATTAGTTCATACATTCGTTTCAAATCAAACCTTTGGCCCTTTCTCAGCTCATCATTCAACTCTTTCACCATGCCAATAACGGCCTGCATACTTTCCGATACTACATCGGCATGTTTCTCAATCACTTCCATAACTCCATCAATCCTATCATGAGCCCTCACGACCTCTTCCTTATGCTCCTCCATTATTTGCTCAATTTGGTCTACATAATTCATTCGCCATCTTCCTTTGTCCCCCTTCTTGGTTATTTCCTCCCCAGGTAACCTCCGTCCGTACTTGCGCCTCTAAGAGGCGCTTAAATACGTTATAAACATTGCTGTCTCGCTGCCTATCCGCCCCGCTATCAGCCACTAACCCCTTCCCCCTAGGCTTTGCCCCCTGCTTAGCCACGGTACGCATAGCAGCCGCCTTCTTTGCCTCCTCCTCCGCCATTGCCCTAGCCGCCTCCTGTGCAGCTTGTAATCTAGTGGGGTCGTTCCTTATCACATTAGCCTCCGCTAGGGCACGGGCATCAGATTCCGCTGCCCAGCGACGCTCTTCCTCTGTTATTCTTGCCATAGTATAGGGTATTCCTTTCCACTTTGGTTTGGAACCATTATACATAGAAGTCCTCGGGATGTGTAGTAGATGTTAGGTAGGGGGTGGGTTAAAAACACTTATCAAAGCTAGGCACACCTTGGATGTCTGGCACATGCACCCCAGCATTGTATTTCTCTATTACCCTGTCCAACTCCACCTCCACGTCTGGAACGCTACCAGAGAGGGCCGCAAAATTAGCCTTGCACACTAGCCCATTAAATTGCTCGTCCGTAATATACAGCAGCAAATCCACTACTTCCCTCAGCTCACAACACCCCGTTACCTCCCCCCTTGGTATAGTGCTCCCCCGGGCATATAGCTCTATCCCATGGTGGGCCCCGTACTTGCAATCGCAATTCCTCGGGTTCGCATACGTGCACATTACCCGCCGCACACTCTCCAGGGCTGCTATAAGCATCTCCCGTGTCATTACCTACCCCCCTTGCCTTGTAGCACCCTAATGCAACTTTCCAGTGTAGCACTCACTATGCTAATAATTATGATAAACGGGCCAAACAAGAAGCTAACTATCCGTTTTGAGACCATCTCGGCCCAGTCATAGTACTCATGCGGCCCAAAGTTCCTGCACTCAAACACCAGTGCATAGCAACCCAAAATAAAATACGTTACCAATACCAATACCAACCGTGGGTCCATGTTTACCACCTACCCTCTGATTTATCTGTCCTCACCAATTCATCTGCCCTCTCCCAGTCTTCCTCCTCCTCCTCCACGGGCCCCCCAACTCCCTGGTTCCTCCGTGGTGGGGCTGGCACCACCTTAGGCTTCGGGTTATCCACCTCCTCCTCAATCTCCTTATCAATCTCGTCCAGTAGCTTATTATCCGCATTCGGCAATACACTCCGTGCTATTTGCCGTTGCAAGGCTTTTAAAAATGCCTTGCTGGCAACCAATGTCTTCGCCGTCAACGCATTAGCCAGGTCTTGGGCTAGGTCAGCCACATCATATGTCTCCGGCCACTCCACCACCATGTCCTTCACCACATCCTCCCGCCCTTGCCACTTACACCAAAACCGTTTTATCGCCTTCTCGGCCTCCTCCACATTGTTTCCCTTACCCACCAGTTTCCCATTCAGTAATTGGAACTCAGCTTTTAGGGCAGTGCCACTTTTGGCCTCACTCTGAATCTCCGTCGCAGCCATCCCGCCCACATTAGTGCTCCGGTAAATCTCACTGACTTTTAGCTCAATCCACCGTAAAATAGCATCAATAGGCTCCGATACCTTTGCCTCCAGCCAATCCGGTTTGCTCTCCGGGTACTCCGGGTCAAATTCCAGCACGGCCGTTGGCCCCGCATCATCCTGCCCCCCACGGTTTTGGGGCCCCTTACCCACCTCCTCCATGGGCTTCCTCATCATGGGGAAGGCCCCATACGTAATTACCTCCTCCCCCTCACTCAGGTTCGTTATAATGCTCCTATCAATATAGGCCACGTTCTTAATATCACTGTCCCCTATTGGCCTTATTTTGCTCTTCACATTATACAACCACACAAAAGGTACCTCACCCCCATTCGCGTCGACCCTAAACGGGTTATCCCCACTAGCCAGGGCTGTCACCTCCTCATGGTCCCCCTCTTGTTTCACCCCCCCTCCGCCACGTACTTGCCCCGTATCCACGTCCCTCACCGTGGTCCTAATACCTGTTAGGTCATCATCTATCCGGTATGTAGCCCACCACTCCGTCGTCCAAATCCTATACAACCCATCATCGTCCCTCAGTTTAATATACTCCAGGTACGGCCTGTTATTCTCGTCCCGGCCATACTCCCAATCCAGTATCGCTTGGGGGAAGTACCGGGCAACGTAGGGGTAGACGTCCGCGTTTAGCTCCTCCTCCGCGGTCTGGTAATTTTGGCTACTCTTGTCAATCAATATACCCACATGCCCCAGCACACCCGCCCACCGTTGGGTCTCCAGTAGCCAGACTAAAAAATTATCCCCATAAAGGTTACAGTCCTGTTCAAATTTCTCCCACTGCTTATCCTTGGCCAACCCGGCCATGTCCCGTTTTGCTGGGTTACGGAACAGGTAGAAATTAAAAAGGTCTACGACGCTACTCGAATACCCAAAATTATACGCCTCTTTTATCCTCCGGTTATGGTTATCCAGGCTCTCCCTCTCATGCCGTCCCAACACAAACCCCCCAGCTATTAGGGCCCTTATGCCCTCGTAACTAGCACTTAGAAAATCCCAAAAAACCCGGTTAGCAGCATACAACTCATGCACTGCCTCCAAGTCATCAATGGACATTTTATTTCTATTATAACTTGGCATTGCCCTTCCCTTTTCGTGCTCTTTCTCTCTTCTATTATAACCCTAGGCGCTCATTTTGGCATTAATAAACTCCAGCGTCGCATTATTCAACCTCAACACCTGCCCCTTTGGTACCCCAAATGTCATAATGCGTCGCGCCCACACCATTATATTCCGTACCACATTCTCAGGCCTGTCATTCCCATCAATGTAAATAAAATGGTCCCCCGCTGCTACTCTGCTCACCTTGGGTAACTTTTCATACCGCAGTCCCATCCGCTTTGCTACCTCCCGGTTGTCGTAAATCTCCACGGTTTTACTCCTGCACATCATCCTCCCCTCTGCCACCCGTGGGTCCACCGTCAGCACAAAAATACATGTAGGCCTCAATAGGTACTGGCTCTCATGTAAGCTATCCAGGTACTCAATATTGAATACATCCTGCTGGTACACCAGGGTACTCCAATAGCAACGGTCACTTATTACCATTTGCCCAGCGGACAGGTGTTCCCTTACCTCTTCATATAGGCACAACCTGTCCGCCAAAAATAGGTAAGGCATGGCCACCATACTCACCCGTTCTCGTCCGGCTAAAATGGAGCGGATAAAATTACCAATAGACCCACTAGTGGGCTCCGCTACACATTGGCATTGAACACCGCATTGCCCCAGGTGGTGGGCTAGTGTTTGGGTTATAAGGGTGCTCCCACACCCATCAACCCCCTCAATCGCGAAATATGGCATCATTGTTTTAATCACTGCTTCAGGGCAAAGAAGGGCCAGGTGACGGCTAATATAGGTCTCCCCCGCCCCTCCCATGGTCTTATCTTAGTATAGGCATTCTGCCTTATGGCCACACTTAGGCTACTGGTTGCCGCGCCACCACCACGGGCACCAATACTCAGGGTATCATTCAGTGCATACTCAACGTGAGCAGCCTTCCCGTCCCCCGTATGCCAAAATAATAAGCAGCCCTCCGTCACCTGGCTATTCACGTCCACTGCAAACCCCTTTGTTAGTTGGTATAACCCCTCCGCGGTCCAATCCCCTTGTTGGGGTAGCAACCCGACGCTTTTTAAAATCTCTATCACAAACCCACTACAATCAAACCCCCTCATAGGGTCATCCCCTCCCCATATATAAGGGGTATTCAGCAAACTATAGGCCACTTGCCGGGCCACTGCTAAAGCCTCATCACGTCTCATTCGTCTCTCCTGCTCTTCCCCCCCTCATCATCCCACCATAACCACCGTGGGTGATCCAGTGTCCATTTAACGGTTGACATTAGGCTACTGACGAACTTCATTGGGGGCCGCCACCCCAGCCTCTCCATCTTACCCCCATCCAGCCCATACCTTAAATCGTGCCCTGGGCGACTGCTATGGAAATCCACCATTCTATACTTTAATGGTTTCCCTAGTATATCCGCTATCAACCGGGCCAACTCCAGGTTACTAACCTCCTGCTCGCCCACAATGTTGTATTTCTCCCGCCTCTTGCCCCTCTCAAGCAAAAAATGGCTAGCACTGGCCACATTCCGGCAATGAATATAAAACCTGGAGCCACTCCTACTCCCGTCCTCATTCCCATGCACCGTCACCTCCTCCCCCTGCAGCACCTTGCGGATGACCATGGGGATGTACTTCTCGGGGTGTTGCCTCTCGCCGAAGCAATTCATAGTGTGGGTCACGAAGAGGGGGACTTTGTAAGTGTTTGCATAGGCTAGGGCCAGCTCCTCCCCCCCGGCCTTCGTCGCGCTATAAGGGTTTGTTGAGTTATACCGGTCCCACTCCTCATATACCCCCCTTAATTGCAGGGTATCCCGTATAGTGCAAGCCCACCTACTTGCATCCTCTGGCATATAAGCAGGGCCAAACACCTCATCCGTGCCAAAATATTGTAATGCCTTTAGGCGTCCCCCATACTTAGCCATCTGCCACCGGGCAAACTCCAACACCCCCCAACTCCCCATCACATTAGCCGTAACAAACTCCTTCGGGCTCTCTATGCTACGGTCAACATGTGTCTCCGCTGCTAAGTGCATTATGTAGTCCACCGGGCCAATCTCCGTCTTTATCCCATCCTCTACCCCCTGGCTCAGGTCAGCCGTAAACACCTTTACCCGCTCGTTGCTAAAGGCCTCTATATCCCTCAACCTATCAAACCCACTGGCAGCGTACGTCAGCTTATCCAGCACTATTATCTTCCATTGAGTATTTTTCAGGAAGTGCTCCACGAAATGGTGCCCAATAAACCCACATCCCCCCGTAATAAGTACTTTTTCCATAAATCCTCGCTTTATTCTGTTGTCGTCGTACTGGTTGTCGTGGTTGTCATATTATCCAATATCGCCTCCACGGCCCTCCACCTGCCACTAAAACCGCCCCCATCCTCTGGCCATGTCTCGGGCCATGCCACGCTCTCGTCAGTATCTATGGTGTTACTACGGAACCGGCCCCGGGCCACTTGGTAATCCCCACATGCCCCACTCTCACCCCGGTATACCACATCCACTGCCCCATCATCTGCTTTAATAGCTACCCATAATGGGGCATCATTTGGAATATTAACAGGTGAGGGGAGGGTGTAAACATTCCACCCATCTACCACACTAGCTAACACCTGCCCACTATCGGCCAATAACGTCGCCCCATCAGGTCCCGTTGCCAAGGCCCCCCCGCTATAAACAGCTAACCGAACGTATGCACCATTATCGCTTGTAGCCGCTGTCCTAAACCGTATACCAGTTAATTGCCTATTAAACCCTGCTGGCACATGCCCCCCCATGGCATCCGCCCAATTCACAGCCTCATCACTTGTGTTCGGTATATAAAGCGTCCCAAATATAACTGTCTGTTGGTGCAGCAACGCACTAGCATCTTTCACGCTAATAGCGCGCCCACCCGTCGCTACTCCAAAATAATTTATATCGTAAATTAAGTCATTCTCCCCCCCAAACCCAATCCAACCCCCATCACTTATATCACTATCCTCACACTCTAAGTGCCACTCACTAGGTTCAACTGTCCAAATACTCCAATATTTAGCCTTCAGTGTATTCCCCTGCACCCTAAACCGCCACCAGTAAGCCACCCCAGCCCTTGGGGGTTGGTACAGTACGGTGCTCAGGTTTGTTTTACTCCCATCGATGTACTTAGCAATGTAATAGGTGGTGGATATGTGCAAGAAATAACCTTGTTCGTGCCCCTCATTGCCACTACCCCTAACATAAAGTCTAAATGCCTCATCATCACCGTGGTACTCACCCACCAACATCAACACATCCACATTCTTCTTCCCATCCACCTCATCCCAACTCAGCAATGGTGTATACCCACCCCCAGCAACATAATTCATGTGTTGGGTCTGCCCCGGTATCTGGGCACCTTCACCACAATCACAGGCCTCTATAGTATTGCTCTGAATACCAGTATTCCACCTCTCTGTCCAATCACTTGCAGGGCTACTATCCTCATACTCAGTAAATTCAGTCTCATATAATGCCGTTGTCGTCGTTGTCGTCGTTGTCGTAGGAGCCACTGTCGTGGTGGTTGTCGAGGTGGTTGTAGGTGCAACCGTGGTGGTTGTCGAGGTGGTTGTAGCCGCCGCTGTCGTTGTAGTCGTAGTGGTCGGAGCTTGGGTAGTGGTGGTGGTGGTTGTAGGAGCCACTGTCGTAGTGGTTGAGGTTGTCGTCGTGGTGGTTGTAACCGTGGTGGTTGTCGTAGTGGAGGTTGGAGCCACTGTCGTGGTGGTTGTCGAGGTGGTTGTAGGTGCAACCGTGGTGGTTGTCGTAGTGGAGGTTGTGCTTGTGGTAGTATAAAAACGGCGACCTAACTTGCCCCTAGCAATATACCGGGTTTGTCTTCCATCCCCTATTTGACGGCTTTTGGGGAGTGTTAGTCGCCGTGGTCCCTTTGGTTTAATCCGTCGTGGCTTCATGACCATTTTTACCGGCCCTTCTTTTTGCTCTTGTACCCGCTGGCATAAATCGCCGCAGCTTGTTTGAGTGCTCTCTGAATCTGGCTGGCCTTGTTTTTCCCACAATACCTCTTCCCCCCCTCGCCCCACCTGGCACACCATAGCCCATCGGTCTTCCATACTTTAACCGGCATACTAACCCCCTTTGCTGTTTGGGTTCTACATCTATCACTCCAAACTCTACACTAACTACCTATCGAGGTACAATCCTTTCTACCCCTCCACCGCCTACCTATGGTATTTTTGCCCCGTCCTCTCGAACCGTTTCTTTAGCGGGTACTCATACCAAACCCTATACCCATAGGCATCTGTTAAGTGTGTCAGCTCCGGGTTCTTGCTTTTATCTATCTCCCCCACCCCACCCTCAATCACCGTCACCCCCTCAAAATCCCTCACCGTTTGTGGTGCTTTGCTAGGGTCCACCATTAGCCTCACCTCCTTATTCACATTCAGACACCTACTATTCACACTATTCACCCTATCCCGCTCCCTCGGGTTCTGCTTCAGCCGCATAAACACCCTATCCCGCCCAAACCACCTCCACAACCCCCGTTTTATCAACTCCCAATCACTCCCCAATATGCTCGCCGTGCCCCGTGCCCCGCCGGTATAGTCTCCATAACAATAAATACTCCCCTGATGCTGTCCCCAGTCCTGAACCACCTTCTCCACCACCCTAATGGTGTTGGAGCCCCTGGGGATGTAGACCTCCCCTATGACCCCGTCCCCCCAAACCTCACCCCCTATTAGCCTTTGGGGCAAATACTGCTCTTGCACCACCATGCACACACCAGGCTCGACGTTGAAGTCAAAGCACAGGTCAATCCGCCTATTCGGATCATACTCCAACCTCCCCAGGTTATTCCCCTCAGTAAATGCCCAATAAGCCCGGCCCGTGAAATTGAGGAAGTCAGCCTCATACTCCTGTTTAAACGTCAACTCGTCCATTGAGCCCTTGGCTTCCTCAATCTCCTCCTCGGGCAGTATGTCAGCCGATAACCAATGGAACCAGTCCCAAGTAGGCATCAACCCCTTGGCCAAACTCCATTGTAACTTAGCCTGAGCATCCTTATAGAGATCATAGTAATGGTTCCTCCCCTCCGGCACCCCAATCATATCACACCACCCACGGCGGTCACTCAGGCTAGGCCGTATGTGGTTCGGCCACACCTCCCTCTTCATGTTCCCATACTCATCCAGCACCCCGCCGTCCCATGGTGTTCCCTCAGCCCTCTCAGGCTTATCCATCCCCAAGCACCAAATCTGAGCCCCATTCACTAACTGGATCATTAATTGCGTCTCATTAGGTCGTCCCACCACAAACCGTGGGGGTATCATCAACTTCAGATCATTCCAATAAATCCGTTTAGCCTGGTCCCGGGTTGGCGCGGCGACAAAGAAACGGGGGTCCGGGTACGGCCGGTAGTATTGGGGTAGGTCCTTCCTGTGGGCATTCAGTGCAGCCAGCACCACTTTCCTCTTCCCCACTATCTCCGTCTTCCCACTCCTCCTGCCCGCTGGCACGACATTGAAGCGGATGTTGCTACGCCACAACCTCCCCTGGACATGGTGGGGGCGCAAAGGGTACCACCGTTTAGTCAGCTCCCCCGGCGTGTCCCATTTATTTAACTGACCAACTATTCTCCGTTCAGCGCTGGCAGCCATAATCTACTTGCACCCCCGTGGGTGCTCGTTACTTGTCTCACTACTTATATATTCCCCTTGGTACTCCCTCCTCCACTCCTCCTCACTTTGTATTGGTTTTATCCTCGTCGTACCCCTGTCGTATACGTACAACCGGCCATCCACCATTGTCCATTTTATACCACACTCAATACTGAAGGCCATTTTATTGCTTTTCCCTTCCATCATTATCACTCCCCCCATTGTGTGCCAACTCAGGGTAATTCCCACTCCCCGCATCAGCCAACGTAACGGGTACTAGTTTATCTGCAGCATCAGTGAACATCCTCAGATCATCAGCCAACTTTTGCACAAACTCATCCCCCACCTCAGCATTCTCCATTAGCTCTTTCCTAGCCTGTTCCAACCGTTGTATCAGTTTAGTGAAATTATAAATCTCCTCACTAAAGTCCCGTACCCTCCTCAGTATTTTGCTTTTGGCAATCTCCTCTAACACCTTTTTGCCCCGTGGCCCCACCCACTCCATATCCGTACTCTGCTCCACCTGTTTCACACTCAATAACTTATGGGCAATGGCTACCTCAATAAACCTATTCCTATCCCCCGCTGCCTTGGCTAAGGCATCTTGGGCCTCATCTAGTTTTTTCTGAGCAGCATAGCAACGGCGTAATTTTACCCGTGCCATATTTATCTCCTCATTCAATGTACCCAACCTCCCCGTTATCCCCTCATACACTGGGTACTCATCCGCTAATAGCCCCACATCAGCATATATCCCATGCACAATTACTTTCTTAGCATGGCCCTCCCTTACCTTCTTCGGGTTGTCCCTTATCCCCCCCTTCCCATCAGCATTTTTTAAGTGAATCCTGCATTTGTCCCTCCCCTTTAAGGCATAGTTACCGCAGGGCTGCTTGTTACGTTTGTTTATGTGGTTGCAAAGCCTCCCCTCCCCCTCCCCCGCTGGTTTACGCCCCCGTGTCTCCCCCGGCTTCCTTTTGGCAGCCTCTCTTCGCTTTGCGAACCCCTCCGGTTCCCACTCCCCCGGGGTCCCCTTCCCCCAACCTAATGCGTTTTTCTTAAGTTTCCCCACGATTTGACGAGTCTGAGGTTTATGCATGTTTCTTACCGATTCCCATTATTCAGTTTCTTTCTTACTACCTTAGCCACTAAATCCCTCGTTATGTTAATATTCAGTATTATTTACTCAATATTTATTACTCAGTATTACTTA